ATGTGGGTCCCTGATCTGTCCCATGGTGGTTGGGTCCCGCAGTGGTTGCAGTAGGGTTTGTTGTTCTTGGTACGGACGGGTCCCTCGCAGCGGACGCACCTCATTTGGGTTCTCTTAATCTAGTAAAAGGGTCATGCCCCCAGATTTGCAGGGTAACTCTAAATTTATCCGCTGCTGCATTGACCGGTGTGACGAGGTGAACTTCTTGGCTGTCGTTGAGGACTGCCGTGTTTTTCTTAGGGATTAAAGTTTTCCATTCTTGGTTGGTCTTGTCTTGCCATATGAAAAACCCGCCATCGCTGGGTCCCCAATCTTCGTTGAGATAGATTGTCGCCCCAAACTTCACATGGGCATCGTCATGCGGAGATATGGCTGAATTGGGTAGCCAGATGTAGTGCTGGATAGTGAGGTAATCAAAGCTAGGGAGATAAGACTTGATCTCAGCCTCAATAGCTTGGGCTAATTCCATGCTGACGAGGCTAACTATGCAAGGAGCTTGAACCCCTTTGCGGATAAAATCACCCCAATAGAAAGAACTGGGACGCCAGCAATTTTCCTGCATTTTGGCCGCAGTTTCATCAATACAGCGTTGAAATAGCGCCAAAGATAAGATGTCCTCAATGACAATCATTTTGGTTCCCTATCGGTCTTTGACAATCAATGGGTTCTCGGCGGAGCCAACGGGTCCCTTAGATGTTTCACGTGAAACATTTGTCCCAATAGCCCCGGTCGTTTGGGACAATTCTACCTTGGCTGGGTTTAGGGTCCCCCATGGGAAAGCCCAACCTCCTGCCCCGCCAATTGTAGTAGCAGGCTGCGGTCTAGCTTCTAGCTGGGCAACGCGGGCTTCTAGGGCGGCAATCCGGTCCAGCAGTTCATCAGTCCTGTCCATAGTTTCCTCATGTTTGCGAGCTATATATGGATCATATCCATCTGGAAGTGGCTTCCATTGAAGTGGTTCAATTACTTCACCATCTGGCATACACCAGTTGTTGCCACGCCAGTTCGCAATGCACCAAACGACACCGCATTTGCTATTGCCAAACATCCAAAGCCATCTGCCGTCTTTTGGCGCGGTTTTTATAGGGTTCCAATCATCCATCAGCTTTCTCCCCTGCCTGCAAAGCATCCATAGCCGTGTTGCCTAGCTGTTCTAACAGCCAAACCAGTTCTATGGGGCGTTCCATGACCTCTGCCCAAAACTCCTCCGGCTCTGGCGGGGTTTTAAGCATTTTGCGCCGCAACGCATGGCGGGCAATGGTACGCAGCGCGTTTTCGTAGATTTCAATTTTATCCATCACGGATTCTCCTCTAGTGCAGCCTCTGCAACTGCAACGCACCTATCTAGGCAGACCCAAACATCTTCTGGCCCCCAGATATTCCCATCCTTAACATCAGCAATTTTCCGCAGCGCCGCCCGCAACTTCACGATCTCATTAGCAGAATGAGCAATCAAAACCTCTTCGTGCATTTCATGGAATGTCCGGCCATTTGCAGATGGGCATTTTGCGATGTAGTCCGTCAGCCTTTTCAAAATGTCAGTCATCTTTCTTCTCCCCTAGTGCAGCGCGGATGTCTGCTTCTGTATGTCCAGCAGAACGCATGACCGTCTCTAGCGCCGCTTCCAGTTGCTCAATGCGGTCGGCGGCTTCATGGCACATCGGGTCTTCGTCGTAGACGGTCAGCCCGCCCATGTCAGTCGGCAACGTCCGCCGACGCAGCCGCTTCACAAGATCATCATCCATCTTTCTTCTCCCCTAGTGCAGCTTTGGCCAGATCAACACACATAGCTAGGCAAACCCAAAGCTCTGTTTCCAATTCTGTATTTAAAGCTGTTATGTTGAGTTCAATGTCTGCAATTTTACGCAGAGCGGCTTCCATTTTGATGTCTTGAAATTTGGCTATGACGTTATCAGTCATCTTTCTTCTCCCCTAGTGCAGCGCGGGCAATTTTACCTCTGTCTCCCCTGATAAATCCTCCCTCATGACGAATGACTCCCGGCTGTTCGTAAATAAACTTGCCGCGCCAGTTCTCTTCATCCGCATAGTAACGCAGCGCCGCTTCCAGCGCCTTAATGCGAGCAGCCCGTTCTTCTGAAAGATCAACATATTCAAGATAAAGCTCTTTGATCTGCTCAATGCGGTCAGCGGCTTTAATAACTAGATGCCAAGCATCCCACGGGTCGCTACCTTCTTTTGCAGAACGCAACTGCTTCACAAGATCATCCATCAGTCCCACTCCTGTTCATCTGTTGGCGGGGGAGGCAAAGGCATCCAGTGGGTAGGCATTAGGTCATCCATTTTTATTGGCATGTACAGTGGACCCCAGCCAGCGTAATACCGCTTTGGTATCCCAACCAACCACCAACCAGCGTGATGTTCTTTGCCAGTGCTGTGAACAAGCGTTTTGTCTTTCCACGCGCAGATGAAGATTTCACCTTTCAAATACTGCGATGTGGAAAGGAAATGCGTCCCATCCTTTGGCGCGGTTTCTATCTTTTGCCATTCCATGTGATCCCCCTTGTTTCATTTGAACCACCCGGCATTACCGGATAGTTGGAGCAGGCGAGGGGAGTCGAACCCCTGTCCTCTGGATGGAAGCCAGATGTTCTACCGTTTAACTACGCCTGCATTACTTAGGAGCCTAAGATTTTACGTTCAGCTTTAATCTGTTCCTGAATCCATTCAACGCTCAGGCGTCCATCAAGATCAGGCCGCAGACTTTCACGCCAAGCATTCAACTGACCATAGGTCGTTATGTTGGTCAGTCCACGGCTGTCATCTACCGGACGGTCAAACCGCACCATAGGATCAGGCATTTGGTAAATGTGATGCTTGACTGTAGGCAATGGCGGCATCTTGAAGCCATAAACAATGTCCGTAATTTCACGGAACTTGTTGATGCCACCATAACTGAAATTGGCAAAACGCAGGGCATCCTGCTGGGTCCAAACCACATGCTCAACAACTTCAAGGTCCCAGCCTACGCCCCACACAGTGGCATATGGTTTTGGTAGTGAGTGAACTGGCATGAGTTTATCCGCAGCTATAACGGCTGGCGCGGCTATCAAGCCGGTAAGTACAAATCGTCTAGTAAGCATGGCATCCCCTTCTGCTTTATATAATATAGCACAAATTCACTGGCGCGGTTATATTAGTGACCCAAAGTGGGGGGCCACAATGAAACTATCTGATCCATTATACCTAGAAGATGAAGACGAACTCAGTGCCATATTAGAGAATATGGTCCGCCGCGCAGACGAAGGACGTTGGTGGCCGATTAATACCGCGCCAAAAGACGGGCGTGAGGTTTTGGTTTTTTGCCCTAGCCACCATTTAGAAGCTTACAACGATTTCTTTGCCGTGGCGCGGTGGGTAGACCAAGCATATGACGGTAGAGAAGGCTGGTTCGACAACTTTGATATGCTCTATCCCACACACTGGATGCCTATACCGGGGAAACCAAAGTGAGCCTATTTGATCTGGATGGTAAAAACGTAGACGTTGAAGCAACCCTGCGCGAACTAGACCGCGCCGATTGCGAAGATAACCTCTACACTTTCCTCAAACACTCATGGCGCTACATCGACTCCAGCGAGTTCACAGACGGCTGGCCGGTTGAAGCGGTGGCTGAACACCTGCAAGCAGTCGCAGATGGTGAGATTAAGCGCCTAATCATCAACATTCCACCACGCTGCGCCAAGTCATCGCTAACTTCAGTCGCATTTCCGGCTTGGGTCTGGTGCCAACCGGAGAAGTTCTGGGGTCCCACCTCCGGCCCTGGGGTGCAGTTCCTTCATGCATCATACGCCCAGCAGCTTTCGCTACGCGACAGCGTGAAATGCCGCCGCCTCATTGAAAGCCCGTGGTATCAGTCCCTATGGGGTGACAGATTCCGTCTTACCGGTGACCAAAACACCAAGACAAGGTTTGACAATGATAAGAACGGTTCCCGTCTTTCTACTTCGGTTGGGTCCGCGCTTACGGGTGAAGGCGGTTCGATTATCGTGGTTGATGACCCAAACGCGGCGCAAGAAGCCTTTTCGGAAGCAACGATTGCTGCCACCATTGAATGGTGGGACTCCGCGCTTTCCACACGCCTCAATGACCCTAAAACGGGTGCCTTCGTGGTCATCCAACAGAGGCTTTCAGAAGAAGACCTGACCGGCCATATCACTTCCAAAGATGACGGCGAGTGGACCCACCTTTGCCTTCCCATGCGCTACGAGTGGCGTAGGCATTCAATGACATCCATTGGCTGGGAAGATCCGCGCGGCCTTGATGAGAATGGAGAAAGCCTTGTTACCACCGATGAAGACGGTAATCGCATGGCGGTGTCGCCAGAAGCCCAGGTTGAGCTTGAGGAGCGTGAAGGTTCCCTACTTTGGCCGGAGCGTTTTGGAGAACGGGAAGTCACAATTCTGGAAAAGCAATTGGGTCCTTGGGCGGCTGCCGGTCAGCTCCAACAGCGTCCAGAACCTAAAGGCGGTGGCATTATTAAAAAAGACTGGTGGCAAATGTGGCCCGGAACACAGTTTCCGCCCATGGATCTAGTCATTGCCTGCCTAGATACCGCCTATACTACCAAGACAGAAAATGACCCGTCCGCTCTGACAATCTGGGGCGTATTCTCTAGCGATGTGGCCGCTATGGCCCCTACCCACGCCGCCATGCGTGACGGAGAACGTCTCAATTATACAAGGACTTACACGGAAGTTGCACCGCGCGTCATGCTTATGTACGCATGGCAGGGCCGGTACGAACTCCATGATCTAGTCCAAAAGGTCGCCCAAAGCTGCAACGACCTGCAAGTGGACACGCTGCTGATTGAAAATAAAGCCGCCGGCTATTCCGTGGCGCAGGAAATTCGCCGCATGTACGGCTATGCCCGCTTTGGCGTCTCTATGTTTGACCCCAAGTCGCAGGACAAGCTGGCGAGGCTTTATTCTGTCCAGCATCTCTTTGCGGAAGGGCTAGTCTATGCCCCAGCCTTCCAGTGGGCTGACATGGTCATTGATCAGGTCGGTACATTTCCCAAAGGCAAGCACGATGACTTGGTGGATACGGTTTCAATGGCAATGAGGCATTTGCGCGATACTGGTGCTATTCTACGCCCAGAGGAATGGCGGGCCGAAACGGAAGAAGCATTGCGATTCCGTGGGAACAAGCAGTGGACGCCTCTCTACCCTATCTGATACCCTGCATAGACTTCTTAGGGGAGTGAAATGGCACAAGTATTGGCAAGCGCAGTCGTAGACGTAATCAAGCCGGCAACCCCGGTGACTATCGGGCATTTCCGCGTGGAAGTATGGGGCAAAGCACCTTACGACTATGTCCGCGTCTATGAAATCATGGCAAAAAACGATACAATGGCGGCACAAGAAGGCATTCGCCGTTTCGTTGACGAGATGGAAAAGCTGCCTGTTGAAGGAACCTGACGATGCCCATGACACCCGGCCTTATGCCCAATCTGCGGCAGACCGCGCCAGACGAGGAAACTCCTGGCGAGGGCGTAGAGATTGAAATCATTGAGGCCAGTCAGGACAACACCAAGACTGATGAGAATGGAAACATTTTGGAGATTGAACATCCAGATGGCTCCATTACCATTTCTTTAGACGGCAAACCTATCAACGACAATCGTCCTGAGAAGGATGATAGCAACTGGTTCCGCAATCTCGTTGAAGACATTGCAGACAATCAGCTTTCAACGATTGCTGATGAATTGCTGCGTGGCATCCGCGATGACATTGAAAGCCGCCGTGACTGGATTGAAGATCGCACCCAAGGCGTCAAGCTTCTTGGTTTGAAGATTGAAATCCCCGGCATCCAAGGAACCGCAGACGGCGCGCCTGTAGAAGGCATGTCAAAAGTCCGTCACCCGCTTCTCCTTGAGGCGGTATTGCGATTCCAAGCTAATGCTCGCAGCGAACTTCTGCCGACAGATGGTCCGGTTAAAGTCCGCAACGACAACAACAATCCAACATTGCAAGACGATCAGCTTGCTAATTGTTTGGAACAAGACCTCAATCACTACCTGACAGCAACAGCAACAGAATATTATCCAGACACGGATCGTATGCTGTTCATGCTTGGCTTTGGCGGCACGGCTTTCAAGAAAGTCTACTACTGCCCGCTGCGCAATCGTCCTGTCAGTGAAACGGTTGATGCTGACGATCTCATTGTCAACAATGCTGCAACTGATTTGTCTAATGCCAAGCGCATTACGCATCGCAGCTATATGAACCCCAACACGGTCAAGCGCCTGCAAATCCTTGGCGTGTACCGTGATGTTGATCTCTCAACGCCTAAAGCTCCTGATCTTGATAGCTTCCAGCGCGAGAAAAGAGAACAGCAAGGAATTTCTGCAGAAAGCATCAACCCCGATGATCGTGATCGTTTGATCTATGAGGTCTATTGCGATCTTGATCTTCCCGGCTTTGAGCATAAACACAAGGGCAAGCCGTCTGGTTTGGAGATCCCTTACATCGTCACGATTGACGAGTCATCTCGCCAAATCCTGTCTATCGTTCGTAACTATGACGAAGATGACAGCGAGCTTCCGGTCGCTAAGAAGCGTTTTGTGAAGTACACCTTTGTCCCCGGCATGGGTTTCTATGACATTGGTTTGCTGCACATCCTTGGCAATACGACAAATGCAATCACGGCTGCATGGCGTGAACTTCTTGATGCTGGCATGTACAGCAACTTCCCCGGCTTCCTCATGGCAGACACGGGTGCAAGGCAGAACACTAACATCTTCCGCATCCCTCCTGGCGGGGCAGCACTGGTCAAAACTAACGGTATGCCCATCACTCAAGCAGTGATGAACGTCCCATACAAGGAGCCGTCAGGCGCTTTGATGACGCTCGTTGCAAGCATGGCTGACACGGGTATGCGCGTGGGTGGTACGTCTGAAGTCATGGTGACGGAAGGCAAGCCGGACGCTCCGGTCGGCACTACGCTGGCTATGATTGAGCAAGCACAAAAGGTGCTGAACTCTGTCCATAAACGCCTGCATCAAGCGCAATCGGAAGAGTTTGAACTGCTGATGCAGTGCTTCCGCGAGCATCCAGATGCCTTCTGGGTAAAGAACCGTAAGCCTGCGTTCCCGTGGGATGAAAAGACCTTTGAGGATGCGTTGGACAATTTTTATTTTGTCCCGCAAGCCGATCCTAACACTGCAAGCCAGACCCAACGTCTGATGAAAGTGTTGGCGTTGAAGCAGTTGGTGGCTACGAACCCCAGCCTGTATGACCCAATTGCGGTTGATACAGCGGCTCTTCAGGCCCTTGGCTGGTCTAACCCGCAGCAATTCATGGTGCCGGCATCTGCACAGGGCAAGCCGCCGCCAGAGCTGCTTAAGATGATGGCCGATGCTGAGAATGAGCGTCTCGTTGCTGAAGCTCGCATGATGGATAGCCAGACCCGCGCCATGTCGGAACAGGCTAAGATCCAGCTTGAGCAACAGAAACTGGGTATGCAAAACGGCCAAGTTGATCCGTTGAAGATGGCTGACATGCAGTTGCGCGCGCAGGAAATGCAGCAGCGCAGCCAAGACACAATGCTTGATGCAGTAAACCGCAAGCGCGACCGCGAAA